AAATTCTCTACGGCCCTAAATGCCCTTGTAGACATCTTTGTTTGCGGGGCATGTGGGTGCTCGGTTGACGGGACATCGTACGATGATGCCTCGGAGATCTTGAGCGAGTCTTGCGACAGAGACGCGGTGCGTGAAACCACCGCTCTCAAGTCTGTGTTCTTGAATGTGAGCGTGCCTGAGGTGCGCCCGGTGCTAGGTCATACGCACGGGGTTAGCGCCGCTGCGCGCTCCACAGCAAGCGCAACCATTGATCGCATTGGAGACGTGTCGGGCATAACGCCTGTCTTCATCCAAGGCTCGGCTGCCGACTTACGAGCAGGCCGCGCCATAACCAGGAGTTACTTCTGGGCGAAGGACTTCATGGCCCCTCCAGCACGAGAGCTGAGGGGTGAGGCCTACGCGTTGGTGGATGTAGACTATTATATCGACATGAACAGGCAGCTGGCGGAAAGTTTTGCGCCCCACTTCCTTTACACCTTCGTTCCTTCGGGGGTTGCTAAAGATGCTGGGGAGTATAAGTATACGTTTAAGGCTGATGGCCATGTTGTTTATGACGTTTCGGGGGGGGGAAGCTACGAACACCTTTTATGGGATTGGAGTGGTGACTCTCTTAAGGTTCGGAGGAAGCACTGGTTTGGAGCTACCAAGCAGCTGGCGTTCTATGCTATAGAACGACGCTGGGTAGACGATGACCATCAGTTGATACTCCTAGCTCCGCTGAAGCGTTACACTGGCGTTTGGAATTGCTGGCTGGCTGACAAGCTCGTGCAGTGCAGAGAGTTAATGAGAGTGGACGTTGTCCACGGTTCGTTCACTCGCCTTAAGGTCAACGTGGGAGAGGCATTACACGTGTGTACGGGTAAACCTATGGCTTACACCCAAGCATGTGTGCCGGCCCGCGTAGATGACGCACTGGCTAGCACGGCGAAAACTGTCAAATACGGCTTGACACTTGCCACCGTTAAAAGTAAAATGTCTGACGGAGCTGTAGCGGCAGGAGATTCTAAGAACTATCTAGGTTGCGA